ACATCAAACTTATCGTAATTTGTTTCAGTATCATCATACATAAGTTTTTTAAATATGGTATATGGATTGGGTATAAACTCTATCTCTCTTGTTTCAGTATCAAGTACATGAAAACCTTTTTGATTATTGTAATCTGACCATGTCATTTCGTATTGACTACCTAAGTAAAATACTTGACCATCATCATTCTTATGGTGAAAGTGACCACTAAATGTTTTCTCAAATCTTGATACAATACTCTTATCATAACCATGTGATTGTACCATAGAGTCCATCATTCTAAATCCATTTAAATCAAAATGACCCATACAGATATCTGCTTCTGCTGTCTTTAATGTTTCGATTATTTCTTTTTCGTTTTCAGGATTCATCCACGGTACCATCATTACTTTAAGGCCATCAAAATCTACGACCTTAGGTTCTTCATAAATAAACGGTTCGTTGACACCATCAGGTGCTGTACATAATTCTTGAACAGCATTTACTTTGTTCGTGTTTCTATAATAGATGTCGTGATTACCGATTAATATATGTGTGTCAATTTTGTGTAGCCATAACTGACACATAAATTTATTTCTGAAATTGTGTGCAATTCTAAAATTAATAAATTTTCTTCTATCAACAATATCACCTAGATGAATAAGTGTTTTGATATTGTGTTCTTTTAAATATGGAAAAAATATATCTTCATAGAACTTGTGAAAAAAATCATCAAATATTGTGCTATCGTTTCTGGCACCAAAATGGGTGTCATTCAATAATGCTATCTTCATACCTACCTTATAATATAATTACTTCTTTGGTTCTTCTTCTTTACTATTCCTTTGTAAAAAATCTAACATTTGACTTTGATAATGTGTATCATCTCCTGCTAGTTGATCCATCATATTCTCAACACCTGCGTTTGCAATAATCTTTGCTTTTACTTGCATTTGTTTTTTCTCTTTTTGTATTCTTCTTATAAATGCATAGTAAATTATTTGTGTAAAATATGCAAACGGATTACTTGATTTCTCTGGATTAAAATTACTCATGTATTGTAAACAGTTTTCGATACCATCGGAGATCATATCATCACGATAAGTATAGTTAATAAAATTTGGTCTGTATGATAAGTGATTTGCAATCTTCAAAAAACATTCGCCTATATAATTTGTTACAGGTGGTTTCTTTCTGCCTTTTTCTTCTGCTTTATTACACTTATCTCGATATTCGGTCATCGCTTGTAGAAACTTTTTATTATCTACATAGTGTGGTTTGTTTTTTGCTTTTTTCATAATAATACTATTATACTATATTTTTTAGGAAAATGCAAGCCTGTGCTTGACAATTTTGGGACTTGTGTTATAATCGCATATGTAGGCGCTTTGAGATAGAACCTTAATTAAGTTTCTTAGAATCAAACTTGTATCCACCAAACTCATCCTCTGACATTTCATCTTGTTGCTTACTATCTATTTCTTCAGCAACATCTAATATATGTTTCATTTCTTCGGGAGTTAATGGCGCTCGATTTTGTTGAGATTTATATTTGTTTAGAACAACCTCATAGTAGTTTGCTAACTCTCTTGCAGCCATAGATATAACAATAATTTTATCTTTTGGTATATTAAACTTTTCTTCATTACAAAAGGGGATCCATGGCGCCAATGATGAGTCGTCCTTCATACCAAACTCAGTCATACGTTGTACCGTAGTTAGTTGTAAAGGATTCTCTATTCGTAAAAAACTTTCATCAACAGAAATGGTACCTACTAATAATGTACCATCGACTAGTTTTACCATACGATAATCTGTTGGGTGATCTGGTTGTTCAATTGTCATACTACTATTTATCTATTCCTTCAAATCTATATTATGCATTTCATAATCAAACTCTTCCTCAGTATAGATGTTTATCCTTTCTTGAAAATGTTTGAGTGTAAAGTTTTCTTTTGATTTATAAGTCAAGTCATCCGCTATATCATATAAGGTAGCGTTTACTTTATTGTCACCTAATCGTAAACCACGACCTATACTTTGTAAATTTCTTATTCTACTTTTAGAAGGACTAGCAAAAATAATATTGTGTAAGTTTTTAATATTAACACCAGTACTAAATGTACCATAACTTGCAACAATGATAGCATTCTTTTCTCTTTCTACAATACCTCTAATAGATTCTCTTTCATCTGCTTCAACACCACCAAAAATATAAAAAACTTTTCGGTCATCATCAGCCTTTTCTTTAATTATTTCATGTAAATTTTTACCATGTTTCTCTACTAACTGAAACAATACTAAAGTATTGCCTTTTAATTTAAGTGCTAGATTACGAATAAAATTTTGTCTTGATTTGCTACTTACAAGATAATCTATTTCATCTTGATACTTACCACTTGCAACCATTTTACTATTCTCTATTGTGTGTTTCAGTATCAAACAACGAACCACTAAATTAGATAGTTGTTGTTTGTCCATAAGTTTTCTTGTGGATGTGACCTTGTTTACAGCACCAAACAATCCTTCTAATACGAGTTTATGTGTTTGAGCACCATCTAATGTACCAGTGAGTCCGATACGATATTTACAATCTTCAAGTTTTGTCATAATCTCTGTGAGTGATTTAGATTTAAATAGATGTGCTTCATCACCAAAGACAACACCAAACTGCTCAAAATATTTTTTAGGTAACTTGTATAGACTCTGCCATGTTGATATTAATACTTTTTTATCTGTTTGATTGGAGTATCCACTATATAATCTGTGGCAGTTTTTACTTACGTTCCAACCATATGATTTAAAATCGGAATACATTTGCTCAACCAAAGAAGTTGTTGGTACAATTAACAGACATCTATTATTCTTTTCGTCTTTAATTAAGTGAGAATAATATCGTATAAGGGCATAGATAATAAATGATTTACCAGAAGCAGTAGGACTTAAAAGTAATGATCGATTAAACTTTAAACTGTGATATATAGCATCTATTTGATAATCTCTTGCTTCAAATTTTTGACCTAAACTATTAGAGAACTTTGTAACTATTTCTTTGTCAACTCTATTATTGACCTCAACTTCTTTACCACAAACAACATGATATCCCCTTTCTTCAGCAAACGCTTTGATGTATGGATATAATCCAAAGTATATCTCTTTTGTTTTTTGTGAAAACAATCGTATTTTACCATCCCACATACGATTACGAAACGCAGGCATAAACTTATAACCCGGTACATAGAAAGTAAAAAATTCTGATAACTCTCTTTGCACATTTGGGTCACAATCAACCGTTATGTAAACTTCGTTTTTCTTTTCTATTATAAGTGTTTCAATATTCTGCTGATTGAAACTCATAATGTTCTCCTACTTGTCCTTTGACTTGCATATTCCATGCTATGCTTATACGTTTATTCTTTGAGTTGTTTTGTTGAACCCAATGTGGTAACCACGCAGGGAAAAATATCGCTCTATTTGATTTTGATGCATAACTTAATATACTAGCATTTAGAGTGTTTGTTTCTTTCTTTCTAGGCACTATAACATCAGCAGCAGGTCTTGGATCATGAAAGACTATACTTGCGCCTTGATCTGATTGTAAATAATAGGTGCCACTTAAAAAATTATTTGAATGTGTGTGAGCGGGATGATGTTCACTTTGTTTTAAAACATTTGCCCACATATCAGTAATGACTAAATCTTTCACATCATATCCTAAATTATTGCATATATTTTTACCAGTCGCTAAGACTAAATCTGAAAATGATTTAAACTCTTTCTTTGTCTGTAAGTTTGCTGACTTTGTTTGCCAATTGGTATCATAATCTCTTTCTTTCCATAGGTCACCAATGTACTTTTTCATTGTATCAGCATTATCTACAAAGTTATCTAATAAAAATATATTAGTTGCGAATATCTTTTGATGTTCCATTAAATTGCACCGCTTGTAAACTTCTTCCATTCGATTGCGTTTTTAATTAAGAATGTTCGATTGTTTATACTTCTTAAAACTTGTTCAAGATACTTAACTACCTGATTGAGATATGCTGCCTTTTGATCTGCTCGTTGTAATTCATCATCTGAATCCATGTAGATATGAACATCTGCTTTTAATACTTTAAGATCAAATGGTTTTTCTCTATATACAGATTCATCTGCTTTACCTGTGTAGTATTCCCACTTTTCTCTTATAAGTGCTTTGTGTTCGTATTCTGCCTTCTTTAATAATAAAGAAAACTTATTAAAATGTTGTAAGTATTTGTTGTGGAGTAAAGGTATCTTAATCGATTCAGCATCTAGTTCTGTATCATCAAGTTTAAAATCTTTATCAACCAATTGTTGTAATTCTTCTAGTGTCATAATCAATCCATTATATCACCTTTCGGTGTGTTTGTCAAGGTCTAACTAGTAGAAACTTGGACTATTTCATAATACATATATGCAAAACTTACCGATGCTTGTAGATAATCTACATCAGTTAATTTAACATCATATGATAAACTACCAAGACTTGTCGGATAAATATTTTGAAATCGTATTTCTGTTTTGGCAATATTTTTACTATTTAAAACCGTAAGTGTTGCGTCAGAATAAGTACCACCTTCACTTAAAGGTTGTGGTGTAGATGTGCCAGTTGCAGCTGTGCTTCTAGTTGAACCAGGAAATCTGTCAGATCCCTCTGTTTGTAAGTTTTGAAATTGTGTATAGTTTTGTGGAAACCCTATACCTACTAACCAATCGTGTATCTCTTTATAGTTGTTTAAATTTTCATCTACAAGAAAATTAATATCTAATGATTGAAAAGATATTTTATCGCCAGGTATTGGAATATCTACAAGTGGTGTTGGTTGTGTTGCAC